TATGGTGCACAATGCCTGGACAATAGCAGCCGGTAACGCTTCAGATTTTTTAGATATTGCTGATTTATTGGAAAAAACAGACAAATCTATTTTGGCTGATTATGTTGCTAAAACTGGCAAAGAACCAGAAGAAATAAAGGCTATGATGGATGCTGAAACATATATGTATGGGCAGGATGCCGTAGACGCTGGATTTATTAATGCCATTGCAGAAGCATCGCCAAAAAACAAAATTAAATGGGATTTATCGGCGTACTTACATGCGCCAATTGTAGAAGATGAAAAGACAGTTTTAGAACAGTTTGATTTTTCGCACCTATACAGAAATTTAGAGGCGAGACAACGTATTGCAGTTTAGCTTCGTGGCTAATGCAAAACCGCCCTATTGGGCTTTAACGCTTGAAAAAGCACACGCCGCGAGGCGATCATCCTAAAGGAAACACAATGAAACAGTTAAACGAATTAAGAGGTAAGCGGTCAGCTATCGCTATTGAATTGAAAGCAATGCTTGATATCAATTCAGGTGAAGGAAAACGCTGGGAACCTTCCCATCAGGAACAATACGATGCAAAGATTGCTGAAATTGACGCAATTGACGGAGAATTGAAAAACATTCAAAACTATTTGGACAAATTCGCCAAGTATGAAGGCGAAGGCGTTGAGCAGCAAAACGTTGAGCGTGTATTGCATGATTCAAAATCTACCACAAAGCAACTTTACAACAAGTGGCTTAAAGGTGGCGACTCTGCGTTGACTGCTCAAGAATGGCAATCAATTAACAATACAATGTCAACAACTACCAGTTCACAGGGTGGTTATTCTGTACAATCAGAAGTTGCACAGACTTTGATCGAAGCATTAAAGGCTTTCGGTGGGATGCGTTCTGTTGCTACCATTTTGAGTACAGAAATGGGGAACCCGTTAAGCTTTCCGACTACAGACGGCACAGCAGAAGTGGGCGAAATTATCGCAGAAAACACTACAGCAACTGCCGCTGATCCATCATTCGGAACTGTTGCGTTAAACCCGTACAAGTTCAGCTCAAAAATTGTAGCGGTGCCTTTCGAGTTGTTACAAGATAGCCAGATCGACATCGAAGCATTTGTAAACAGCCGTTTGGTTACTCGTTTGGGCCGTATCACTAACCAGATGTTTACCACTGGCACAGGTACAGCCCAGCCTACAGGCGTTGTGACTGGTTCAACTTCTGGTAAGGTTGGTACAACTGGCCAAACGTTGTCAGTTATATTTGATGACTTGATTGACTTGATCCATTCAGTTGATCCGGCATACAGAATCAATAGCTCTGGATTCATGATGAATGATTCAAGTTTGCGCGTTATTCGTAAATTGAAAGACACAGCCGGTCGTCCGGTATTCTTGCCAGGTTATGATGGTTTATCCGGTGCTATGCCTGATTCATTGTTGGGGTATCCTGTAACCGTTAACCAAGATGTAGCAGTAATGGCAGCTAACGCCAAGTCAATTTTGTTTGGTGATTTCAGCAAATACATCATACGTGATGTAATGGCGGCTACCATGTTTAGATTCACTGACTCTGCTTATGCTAAGCTTGGTCAGGTTGGTTTCTTAATGTGGATGCGTTCAGGCGGAAACTTAACCGATACAGCAGCTGTTCGTTACTATCAAAATAGTGCCACATAATCGTTATAAATCAGTAACTTATAGCCAAGGACGGCTATTTTAATTGAGGCTAAAATGGCTGAAAAAGTTAAAAAAGTAAAGATATTAATTGACCATGCAGGTTATAAAAGCGGCGATGTTGTAGAATTGCAACAAAGTGACGCTGAATTACTTGTGAAAGAAGGTATAGCCGACGACAACAAAGGCGCGGTTGATGTTGCATCGAATTAAAACACAGCCAGCCGTCGAGCCGGTAACGCTTTCAGAAGTTAGGGCGTTCCACGGCATTGCAGCAAACGACGATAACAGCCGTGATGCGATCATAACGGCACGAATTAAAGCTGCTCGACAAGTAGCTGAAGAATTAACCAACATTAAAATCATAACGCAAACTTGGACTGCGTATGATTCTTGTTTTACATCAAAAATGGATTTATACGCAAACTTACAAAGCGTTACTAGCGTTAAATATTACGATCCAAACGGTGCACTACAAACACTTTCGCCGTCTGTTTATTACGTTGATACGGTAAACCATGCCGTTACACTGGTAAGCGGTCAATCATGGCCGGAAGTATCATTAAACCCTAACAGCGTGATGATTGAGTATATTTGCGGTTTTGGCCTTGCCAATGCAGTACCGGAAACACTAAAAGATGCTATTAAAATAATCGTGTCGCAGTGGGAAAGCTATCAATCAAGCATAGAGGGAGCTAGAGTCAGTACATTGCCTTATGCAGCCGTACAGCTACTTGATTTCTACAAAGATTATCGAGGTTATTTTTAATGCACCTTAGGCGCTTAATTTTAGAGTCTATACGGACGCAATTAAAAATACTTCCTAACTATGGCGGCGTGTGGATTCAGCGAGTTGCACCAAGTAGAAACTCATTTCCTTCAATCACGATTTATGCCGAAAATGAATCCGTTGAAACGCTTACCGTTCATCCTTCACCACGCTGGCAAGATCGCACTGTAACGGTATCTATAAA